CCGACCGTTCGCGACCGTGTTGGTCTTGATCCACGTCGGGAAGCCGGCGAGCTTGCGCGCGTTGGTGTTCGTGCCAGCGGCAGAGACGCCGGCCGCGCCAGCCGAAGCAGCCTGGTTGGACAGAAGGATCGCCTCCATGTCGAGACGAAGCTCCTTGCCCTTCTTGGCCCGCTCATAGTCCATGAGGGTCCGCATACCGGCAAGGTCAACCGACTGCGAAGTCATCGAGACGTTCACGGTCTTCTGGCTGATCTGGGTGTAGTTACCGACGCGATCCGGCTTGATGAAAGCGGTGTCGTCGGCGTCCTTGCCTTCTTCAACCGCATTCGACGTATTCGCAGCGGCAAGCGTATCCTGTTGCCATTCATGGTACGTACTGGAAACGCTTTCCTTGCCGATATTGGAGATGAACGGCGTTTCCTCGGGGGCGATACGATAGATGATCGAGGAAAGGTCTTCGCGCATCGCGCCTTTGCCAACGCCGCCATCGGTCGGGTTGACGTTGTAAATCTGACTGACTGCCATTGGTTTAGCCTCTCAAAAGTGACATTGCTCTGGCTGCATCTGCGATGCTGCCGGTCTTTTCGAGACTTTGCATAGTCTGTGAAAACGCCTTCGTCTTACTGACGTTGGGGGATGGAGCCTGCGCTTTTGGCTGGACGGCCTTTTGCACGGGGTTGAGCGGGCGAGACTTGCGGCTTTGGAGTTCCGCAAATTTCCTCGCGTCGTTCAGTTCGCGCAGCAATCGCGCATCACCGGCCCAGTTGATTTCATCGTCCGTGAAACCGCGTGACCTGAGATGCTTGACGAGTTTCTGCCTGTCCTGCTCGAAAACGTCGGGATTTTTCCACTCCGGCACGATATCGGGGAGCTTTGCCCGCTCCGACATGATGTGCGCCTGCACCAGATTAACCCGTTCCTGCTCCCGTTCAGACTGCAACCGCTGTGTTTCCGCCTGTGCAAGGGTCCATTCCTGCATTTTGGCGTCATATTCGCGCTGAAGCTGATAGTGCGTAATTGGGTCAGTGTGCAGCAGAGACGGGTCAGGGGCCTGCGGCATCAAAGCCTCAAGTCTCTGGACCATTATCGGAAGAAGCCTGGAATAGACCTCCTCCTTCTCCCTTGTCTGCGTGGCATACTGCTCAAATTCTTTTCTCTGAGCAGCCAGTTCCTGACTAAGCTTTTGATTGTGGGTGTTGAACGAGTAGCCTTTTTTCAATTCCTCCAGTGTGACCTCGACCTCCTTGCCGTCTACCTTGACGGTGTAGGTTTCCGGTTCACCGGCGTCCTCGACTTCGCTGTCCTCGTTTTCTTCCGGCTCGGGTCCGTCTTCACTGGCGTCATCCGCCAATTCTTCCGGCGTCTCTCCTTCGCCTTCGGATTGCGCCTCGACTTCCGGAATCAAATCGTCTGCGACGACCTGATCTTCCATGATCTCGGCAGGCTCATTCGCCGTTTCAGGGGGAGGGGATGGCTCTGCGGGTTGTGCCGCTGTGGAAGCTTTTGGCTTCGGCGCTGGCGTCCGGAGGGCCTTCATGGCCTGTGCGGCTTCCTCAATGCTTCCTATTCTTGTGCCACCAGGCTCATGAGTTGCAGGCGCATTCGAGGCTGAGTTTTCCATGGTGCGTTACCTTTGGGTTACGCAACCGTCTTCAGCTTGTCCTTTTCGATTTTGCCGTTGTCGATTGCGATTTTGATTGCGAGAAGAAGCTCATTCATGGCGTGAGCCTTTTTGAATGCTTCCTCGCGTTCATTCACGTTATGATATTCGCCGTTGAGCCAGTTTTCGGCCAGCATCTGGCGCTTCTCATACATGAATTTCTGAAAAACCGGGTTTCTCATCATCTGTTCTGCGGCGACCGAAAGCTGCGTATCGGTCATTTTCTTCCAGCTATCTTCCGTCACTGAGCCATTCCCGGTTGCTGTTGATGCGGAATACCAGGCGGACGCGGCGTGGCCTGCGGTCCCGGTTGTTGCGCCGATTGTCCGATCTGGCTCAACGTCTGCGCGGCGTTCATGGAGTGACCCGACATGATGATCCCGGTCAGATCAAGCACGTCCGACCTTGGCCGGCGAAGGAACTCGATGATGGCGTCAACGTCCATTTCCAGACCGTATTTGCCCTGAAGGTCCGCCGCTTTAAGAGCGATTTCGGCTTCGATCTGGTCGCGCTTGTAATCCTGATCCAGCTGCATCTGGGCAACGCGAAGGGCGATATCCTGCGTTTTGGCGTAATTGTTCGCCTGAGAGTCCGCGAGGAGGATTTTTGCCTTCAGAATTTCCGGATCGACCTGATTTGCCTTCGCCTGCTGCTCGCCCTGAGCAATCTGCATGTCCATTTCAGGGGTGATCGTGGAGAAGTAGTTTTCGGTGTTCTTGTAGCCCGCGAGACGCATGATCTGGGCTAAAGTTTCCGCATATTGGCTTGGTTTCACCAGTGGGTTGGACATGCCAAGCTGCTGGAGGATCGTTTCCTGTTTCTGGGCCACCAGTTGAAGGAACTGAAGCCTGTCATTATCGCTTCCGCGTCCCAAAGCGACCGTGACCATGCAATCCATCGACGCATCCCATGTCGTGGGATCGACGGGGGTCCATTTTCCGCGCAACCGCGTCAAAAGCGGCTTGTCCTGATGGCGACAGATCAGCTTCAGAAGGCCGCTGAACAGTTGTTTTGCCCCGGTCTCGGCAAATGTGCGCGAGATGATTTCAATTCGCTCCTGTGCAGCGGAAATCTGCGCCGTTACAGCCGCCTTCGTGGTGGACTGGAGCAAATCCGCATCAAGTCCCTGACTTGCAGGGGTAACTCCGGTCCTCTGGGCCTTGATCTGGTCGATATAATCCAGAATTGGCAGGGCGGACTGACCGATAAACGGAGTGGACAGGTCCTGGACGGCTCCCGCCTGTCTCATACGGACGATAGCGCCAACCTCGCGGTTAAGGCAGTCGTCAATATTGACCTGTCCTTCCACGACGCCCATCCGGGGGAAGATGGTTTGCGCGGCGGAATCCAGAATTGCCCGTGTGACGTTGGATTTCAGCTCCTGAAGGTCCATCGTGGCGTCGGCAATCGAGTGGCCGAAGACCGTATGGGGCTCAGGATCGGGACAAAACACGGCAAACGGGGCGTGATCGACGATTTCATCTCTAAGGATGTAGCAATTGCGTCCAATCACATCGAGTTTGCGTAATTCGGCTATTCCGTCGCCGTCCTTGTCGATACGCATGTAGATTTGCGCGTATTTCACGCGGCGCATCGAATTATCGGTCGGCTGTTCGGGGAAGCTCCAGCCGGGAACCCGCTGGGTCTTTTCAGTATTGAAGGTGAAATCGTCCTCGGAGCCGGGGTGTCCGTGTTCGAGGATTACATCTTCATCAAATCCAGCCTCTACCAGTTCGGAAATCGGGACAAAATCCCGGTATCCGATAAGGTCGAACTGGGAAATCGTGTCTTTGGCCCTGCGGTCAATGATAAAGCTCTCCGGGGGGACAGCCTTGACCTTGTATTTCCTCTGCGTATCAACAAGCTTCACAGTCACCGCATAGGTCTGCAAGCCAGGATACGTCTGGGGTTCATACTCGACAGAGACAAATTCCGCATTCGGGTTGGACTGCTGATACATCAGCAAATCCTCTTCCGATACGCCGGTAAACCGCTTCTCGATTACTCTGGGTTCTTCTTCCGCCCACCAGGTAATGACGCCAAGCTTCTTGATCAGGGCGTCCTTGAATGCGGAATAGAGGACAGAATAGCCGTTATTCGCCTCATTGAAGATGAAATTGATCGCATCGGTCGCCTGCTCGGCAACCTCTACATCTTCCGCCGTGCGCGGCATGAACTCGACGATCTTGTCGCCAGAGCAGAATATCCGCATCAGGCTTGGCAGGATGGACTGAACCGTGTCCCTGACTTCCGTCAGGACGATCTGGCTTCTGCCGTCCTCTTCATTGCCGAACTTTTCGCCATAATAGTATTTCGCCGCCTTCTCCCGAAGCGGGGCGATATGCATGTCAATGAAATCTTCGGCGCTCGCAAAAGCGTGGTTCACCTTCGACTGATATTCAGTCTCATCAAGGGCGCTCTTCGCAAGCTCCTCCTCTTCCGGAGCGTTTTCCTGAATTTCGTTGTAAATCGGCTCGTAATCAGACCGGGAGTTATTGTCAACATATGACTGCGCGTCCGGCGTAACCGGGGAAGGCATCCGATTACGGTATTTTGAACGACGCGCCATCTATTGAGCCTTTACAGGTAATTCAGGTTGCGCTTCAGCGGTTTTCCGCTGATCCACTTTGCCGCCCGGCCAGCGACATATGCAGCCTGTCCGGAGAAGGTCAGGCACAACGCATCCGCGATATCCGGACTACGCATTCCACGGCGCTTCATATCCGCCTTCGCCTCGACCTTGATCTTGCCATTGCTGGTGAACGCATATGTTGGGCCAATGAGTTCAGCCCGAAGCTCATCATCCTTTGGCAACCGAACCGCCCTGGTCTCCAGCCAATCCCTGACAGACAGCCAAAGCTCATCTCTAAGCCGGTTCGCCTGCTGGTTCATCGCCACAGACTCAGAGACATTCACGTCAATGGCGTTGTAGCCAAGCTCTCTCAGCCTGTCCGCGACGCCGCCGCCAAGTCCGATAGAGTCGATACAAATCGAAGCGGGCTTGTCGATGTTGGCCTCATGGACAATTCGTCCAACCGTTCCCATCAAGTCCTCACCGGACCAGTGACGGAAGCCAAGGACGACATTGCCCTGCCGCTTCATCAGCACAGTCCGGTCAGAGCCAAACCGGGCGATATCCACCCCGTAGATCAAATCCTGCGTCGTATCCAATACGACATCCCGGTCCATCGCCGCATCAACAATGTCCGCCGCGATAAGACTGTCATCGTCTCTTAGGGCAAATTCACCAAGGACACGAACACGGAAGGCATTCGAGTTCTCGCCATATGTCGCAGCGATCTGTTTGATAAAGTCATCCGAAACAAGCGGATTGTCCTGACACGACACATGCTGCGTATGCCAGTCAGACTTCAACTGATGATGGGTGCGAAAGAACAACCCGACATTCCTCGTCGGGTTCCCGATCAATACCGTCGTCGCCGTGTGGCCACTCATACTACCAGCGGCAGATTCAAACACCGGCTCCGGAATAGCAGACGCCTCGTCACATATCAGAAGCACATGCTCCGAATGGATACCAGCCAAAGCCTCCGGACGCTCCGCAGAACTCGTCCTCGCAGAAATAAAGGAACTCTCCGGAGCCCCCTTCATCACAATTCTATCGGAAAATATCTCGATCTGCGCCTGAAACACATCAGGCAACTTCCCCGCCCAACGCTTCAGTTCCGAAAACAGCGCATCATACAGCTGGCCAGCAGTCGGTGCCGTAATAACCGTCTTCTGCGGAAACCGCGTCAGCATCCACCAGAGACAAATCCAGCTACACGCCGTAGACTTCCCCACACCGTGACCAGCTCGGACGCTGATGCGCCGCTCACCACGGGCAACCGCCCGCATGAAATCACACTGCCACGGCAACGGCTCAGCATTCAGAACATACTTCACAAACTCAACAGGACGGTTCCGATACGTCTTGTAAAACCGCTCAACCGAAGCCTGAAATTCCGCCTCAGCCGAATTAAGCCGACCAGC